AGAGTTTACGATAATCAGTTGACGCTCTTTTAATTATTTTCGTCGAACTCACGTTATTTACGGCGAACCTCAATGCTCTGCTGTGTCGTTCCACTCGTCTGCATTGTATCTTAAATCAGTAAACACATCGACGGCGATTTGAAAATATGCTCCGGCTGCTCCGCTGAAAAAATATCGGTCAATCTCGTTGAACGATATTCGTGGGTCGAGGTAGATGCAGTTCTGCTCTAACCTGACCTTTTCAGGGAGAAGCCGCGACATGAATTGCCGGAACAACTCGCGCATTATCTCCATGCACTCGGCGCGAGCCGCCATATCTTCGGCGGCGTGGCGCATAGCGAAAAACACAGTTTTGACACGGCGTGTGCGCGGCGTGTTGTTCAACTCGGTATAGCCATCGGCTATATCGCTGACGCAGACGAAAGCGGTTTGAGTCTGCGCCTCGTTGACAGCTTCCTCGAAGCCGTCAAGACCGCTGACGCGGCAGAAGGTAAAACCTTCTGACTGCGCGAGGCGGTTGGTTGCGGTCAGTTTCTCGAAGAAACTGGCCGCGTCCCATCTTCCGTTGAGCTGCGCTGTCATTTGGATTGCATTTTGGCGTTCAACTCCTTGTATTCACGCGCCTGGGCGTTTAACTCCGTTAAAGCACGGTGCGTATCGAGGGCGAGGACTTCGGCCTCTTTGGTAACATCGCCTTTGGTGAGCGCACGGATTTGTGCGTTCATAGCGTCCTCGACCGAGGGCGAGGCAGAGCCGAGCAGGTTGCCGCCGGTGGCGGCGTCCGCTATCGGCTGAAAGAAATCCGAATACTTGCGCGAAAGCGAGTCTTTGAGCGAGGCGAACCAGTAGAATATACTGATACGCTCGTATGGCTTGAAGTCTATGGACTTGCCGTAGAGCGTCGCTCCGAGTTCATCGAGGAGCGCATCGTCTTGGGTCTGCAAGTAGCCTTGATAGAGGTTGTCGCAGATGATGAAAGTTTCAAACGGCACTTCGGAGAAGTCAGCCGGGAGAGCGTGTTGGCGGTTAATCTTTGAGAGCCGGACAGGCGAGGTCGGCAGAGAGCCAAGCCAGTCGAGAGCCGGAAGCAATTCAGCGAGCGTCAACGGCGTAACTTCAAAAAGAAATTTGCCTTTTTTGAGGAGATAAGCCCCCGACTCCTGACGGCCAATGACCTTTGTTGCGCTCCATCGGAGAAGGCATAAGGTCTTAATCTCGTCCGAGGCATACTCTTTGGCGAGCAAGTCATAGACATAGCGAAGCTGCTTGTCCGAAAGTTCGTGCCAACCCTGCGGCACGATGAAATCTATTGAAATGGTCTGCATAGGTATGAGCATTATTGTACCACGAAGGTACGGTAATGTTCTAACCGGGTAAAAGACAACGAAAGCCCCGGATTTCTCCGAGGCTTCCTGTTGTCTGAGGGTCGTTCAATATTCCTGTTCGTGGATATTGATGCTGCTGACGTATTCGAGGCAGTCGCTGAATTTTTCCATTACGAGCATCGTGGCGAATGTTCTGCTGAACGTGAATATGTTCGACCAGAGGCAGGTCGAGTCGTCGGTGAAATGGATGAAGGCGAAGAACTTTCTTGCACCGTCGGGGCATTCGAGCGAGTAGTCGGTGAGATTGGCGAAGTCGCGCTCAACGGGTCGTTTGTCGGGAAGTATCATATCGTATTGATTTAGAGTTATGTGCCGAAGCACTTTTGATTTTACGTGCAAGTGAAAGAATGTGCATAGGAGGCTGAGAGAGTCAAGGGTGATAGCCGTTCTGCAACGGAGCGAAGAACGGAGGAACACGGAGTGCAAACCTGCCCTTGACCTGCCGACGCATATTCTAACTTCGCACAGGAAAATCAGTGCCTCGTGCCGTAACACCAATGCGGTATGACCGACAAATGCCCCTTGCGACGCAGCTTCACCGACTGCCGGTTGCCCCGACACCGCTAAAAGAAGTAACCCGAAGCCCTCTTTTCATTTCGGAACACCGGCGGCGCAAACAGCTTCGCGGTTTCCGACTTATGCCATTCGCCGAAAATTTCAGGGTTCAGCCGAATATAGTTCACAATATCCGCGAGCCTACGGGAGTTGAACGACCCTGAGCGCAGGTAGCCCACGACCTGCGCTTTTACCTGCCGGACAATAACACCTCTTTCCGAGGTCAGATCTCCGCGCAGGTTCTCCGAGCGGAGCGCTGACATCAGTTCCGGCGACAGCCATTCTTCCGAGAGGCTTGCTTCGAGGTCAATCAACTGCGGGCGCAGTTCACAATACTTGTCCCATAGTCGTTCTGATTCCCCCGACTGTTGGGTGACAACATCAAGGGTCGGAAACAGCGTGGCTCCGAACCACCGCCCTTGCGGTGAGTCCGGCCAGCCCTTGACGGCGGGGAGATTGTGAAGCAGATGCGCCAGTGCCTTATCCCTTTCCGACAGCAGACCGCCGACGAGCCGGTCAACGCGCATCTTCGATGCCGGAGAGAGGTTTTGAGTGCCGACGGTTGCGAAACCGTTGGGCGTAAGCACAAGGTCGAGCTGCGGCACGGCCAGACGGTATGCCTCGACAGCAACGATGTGGGCGGCTTCTGCCGCGACTGCATCGAGCAGTTCTGCCGGAACGAAGTGGTGGCAGAACCATTGCTCGGCTCTTTCAAGGAACGGAGCGAGTTTGTCAAAGAGCGGAGTTTCGCCTTTGACCTCGCGGATAGAGTTCGGAATATATTTCCGCAACTCGTCATTGCTTGTTATCAGTTTCATTGGATTTGTCGTTGGAGTTTGGGAGTTTTACCTGCTTGGCGTCCTGATGTTCGTCAAGCGTGGTGAGTTGGATAAAGGGAATTTCAGGGTGAACGTCGGTCCAACCGTTAAATCGGATTATGATTCGATGGACGGTAAAGAGCAGGTCGTGATACGGTTTCTGGAGGGCTTGCGCGATAGTGTAAAGCTCGCGCTTGTCCGAGCCGGAATTGTTGCTTTGGGCTTTGCCGGGGACTGAGCCGACAAGATTACTATGCACACGCATAGTAAAGCATATCATGTTGATAGCCTCCTGTATGTCGGTCTCCCAGTCGCCGCCCTCCTTGCTGTCGTCAATCTTGTTGATTACAACGTCGTGCTGTTCCTTGCCGTCGGGTGTAACATAGAAAGTCGAGAACCAGGCTTTGCCGCTGTTCTCGGCGCCGGTAAGGAAGTCGAGAATCTGCTGTTTCTCGGCGACGATACGCGCTTGTTGTTTCCTGCGGTCGGTGATGCCCTCGGCACGGAAAATGCTCTCCCAGTATTTTGCGCCGACCTCGATGTGGTACTTTATGGGAGCGGAGTTTTTGAGCTTCGCCTCTTTAGCGATACCGATAAGCTGCTTTATGTTGTACCATTTACCTCTGAACAGGGCGCCATAATAAGGAATGGGATAGTATGTGCTATCCACGGTCGGAATGCGCGATACAATCGCAAACTTCCGACACTTCGACTTCTTGGCGAGTCTGTCTTGCAGATCTCGCCATGGAGAAGTCGGGTCGAGCAGGTCGATTTCCTCAATATCGGCGCGAGCGGATATTGGTTTACGCCAGTTGGCGTAAAGGATTTTGGAAATGCGACCGTGCTTGTCAGCCGGAGTGAAGCGACAATAACAGGCTTCCTTTCTCAACAGGCGCACAATCTTTGTGCCGTCCTCGTTGAGAATAAGCACCGACACGGCGAAGCCGAAGTGCTTGAAGTCCTGACAGATGCCGAGAAAGTAAGCGGCGAGGTCGTTGTCGAGAAGGAAGTCCTCGACATCATTCTTGACCTTTGCGGAGGCTGCGGTGGTGCAGTATTGCAGCCCGGAGCCGTAGCAGACCTCGGCGTTGAAACACTGGCAGGTTGCGAGAGTTTCATCTTTCTCGACGAGCGCGAGCAAGTCGAACGGCATCTGATTGTCGCCGCCCCACGGAACGTAAGAGAGTGTATCGTCTACGATAGTCGGCACAATATCCACGTCTTCCTTGAATACGGACGAGGAATTGACGGTGAACGCTGCACGAGCCTCGAAGCCAGGAAGCGTCTCGACGGAGTTGAAATTGAGGGAGTCTATATCAATCATAGCGAAGGGAATTGAGCGTTAGAGAAAAACTTCCAAGTCGTTGACGCGGAAGATGCAGCAGTCGCGGATTTTGCGGCACTCGCCGGAAGCCAGTATCTTGATATTGCGCCAGCCGCCGTAAAAATTGTATCGCAGGGAGATACAATTTCGGAGTTCCAAGATAGAGCCGTCGGATTTCCATACAGAAATATCGACAGGGTCGCCGCTGTTGAGCATTGTTCTTGCTGTGGAGATATGGATGGATTGTGCCATAGCGAGTTTGCGAGTTACGAGTAAACGAGATTGTAAGGTTCTGTAAAAATGCCGGGCGAGGCAGACAGGCGTACTATCGGGCGGTTGTCTGTATATCGCCACGTAAACTTGACGCGGTTAAGTTTCTCGTCGCCGTCCTGAATTTCGCAGGTGGCATCGGTAATGAGTATCGGGGCGAGAAGCAGCGGGTCATAACTGTTGGTCGGGTCCGGCTCGATTCGGAACACATCGTGCGACGAAAAGAGTTGGTCTATCCACTCCGCTTCGTCAGAAGTCAGTGGCCCGACCTCCACTTCGTATGTCTTGGCAGTCGACTGGTTGTAGAACCGCGACTGGCCGTTTATGATGGCGAGGGAGCGTTCAACGTCGGTCTTTGCCGTGGTTACCACCGGCAAAGTAGCCGTATCCCAGACATTGAAGCAGTTGCGGAAGTAGAACGATTCAAGGTCTGTGAGCGAGTTGTCGACGAAGCAGGTAACAGACCGCTGACCGCAACGGACGGTGAACGACAGCAGCGTAATGTCGCCGGGGCGAGCGGCGGCGAACCCTGCGGCATCGGCAATGACCGAGGACAACGGCACGTTGATCTGCACGACCCCGGAGGTGTCGGCGGTCTTGCCTGAATCCATAATGTAACGGTGTTGGTATGGAGCATCCGAATCGGCTTTGCGGAAGGTGTGCTGTACCGAATATTCCAGACTCTCCCCGGCTTCCGCATAGAGGAACAGGGAGAGCGTGGAGCCGGTGGCGACACGTCGCATGGATAGCGTTGTCAGGAAATTCTCTTTGAGAAACGTCGGAATATCCGTGCAGACCGTGAAGCGGTCGCAGTACAGGATATGAAGCACACACGAGTCAGCCTTGTTGCTGACCGTGTCGGTAAAGACCCGCAGTGTAAAGTCGGCGCACGACTGGCCCGACTTGTTCATCTCGGCCTCGATAAGCGAGCCGAGGTCATAGAGCGTTACATAACCGCCGTGGGCGTAGTAACGCTCCGAGAGAATGACGATGCCGCCGGTGGCGGTGAGTGTGACATCGACAAAATCGCCGTCGACCTCGACCTGCAATTCACCGACAGCAGAAGAAAGTATAATGCCCTGAGGCTTGTATGTAATCCTGTGTGCCATGCTGCAAAGGTAACTTTGCAGTCGTGGCCGATAAAAGACAGGGAGAAAGCGGTCAACCCGGGAGGGTCAACCGCTGAACCGACGGTTTGGAGAAATTATTTCTCCAAATGGTCGGGCCGGAAGTCCGGCGCGTCGGGGTCGATGCCTCGCGCGATGTACTTCGAGCGGAGGGCGTTGTACGTCTGAATGACAATCTGATTGATGACGCGGAAGTGCAGGTCTTCAATCAGAAGGGCGACTTGCTCTTTGTAGCTCGGAAACTGTATGCCGAAGGCGAAGTTGATTTTCCGTGCTGCATCGAGGATGATTTGCAGCTCTTGTTCGGTAAACTTGTTGTAGTCGATTTCCATTGCTTAGGATATTAGAGGGTGAAACATTCGTGATTGTTGTTGTCGATATGGAAGATTGAGAGCGTGTAATTCTCGCAACCTTTTCGGAATTCGACTTTTATAAAGTCCTCGCCGTCGCGCCAGCAGTAGAACAATGCCAGACGCATCGCGTCAAAATCGTTGTCGGCCTGGAAATTCCATTTGCCTTGTTTCGTGAAACAGATATAATCGCGCATCGTTGTGAGAATTGGAGGTTAGACATTCGGGAAGAAAGCGAGGGAGGCTTACGCCTCCTCTCGCGCTGCCTCGAACTGGAGGCGTTCGTAGATGGTTTGGGAAATCGTCGCTCCGTAGCGGGCTTTGAGCAGGTGCATGTAACGGATAGCGCTCTTGGCGGTCTTGCAGCCGCAGCCGACGTTGTCTTTGGGGGCCACGCCCTTAAAGTAGACGTACCAGCGGTCGAACTTGCGCTGAGCCACGATGAGCTTGGGAGTGACGGTCGGAGTAGTCTCGACGGCGGGAGCTGCGGTTTGAGCTGCGATGTTTTCTGCGGATTTTTTAGTTTTCTTTGCCATGATTTTGAAGTGTTTGGGGTTTGAGATGTGAGCCGAGGCTCTTAATTTTTACGTTGCAATATTTGGGAGAACTGAGAAAGTGCGATTGCAAACGTTATTACAAGCCCTCGGCGGTAAATTCTTGGGTCCTGGAGGGTGAAGAATTTATGGAATGTTGATTGCAAGCCCGGAGGGTCAAGCCACAGGCGCAGAAGTGCGGTCAGTCCTACCTTTGCGACAGGAAAAATAAGCCGTGGGTCACGTCCCCAAATACGGAAAAGGCAAACAGAAAACTAACCGCGAGGAACATAGCCAAAACGCCCCGCCGGAGAGACCCGACAAGTCACTCCGCACTCGTTACGGCAGCAGGTTCAGCTGTACGTGTACAAGGACGGGGCAAAGACTGTCGAGATGCGGACGCAGCCAAGAGCACCGTTACATATTACCTGCGCCCGCTACGGAACGATCCCTAACCACGGAGAGCGCCCCTGTTCGGGGAAGCAACGGCGGTGTCCGTTGCTCCCGGAAGTCTGACCCGATGAACGACCGTGCAACTACCTATGCGCGTCACAACGGCAAATGGTTGTGCCGACAGATGAAGAAGCCCGATGGCGAGAACCGATAACTGGCGCTAACACGATACCTTGCGTGGAATACGGCGGCGAAAACAACTGCGCATTTTCGATCACAAGCGGAGCGTTCACCCTCCCGAAACAATGTAATCGACCACCGACAATGAAATGGAGCGGTCAGCTCGGATGTCGCACGAGCGAACCTGCCCGACAGCCCTTACGGCTAAAGGGCCTGACCCGCTACCCGAATACTCGGCAAGTTCTCGGATGCCTCGCGAGAGGACCGACTGGAGGCCGACCTGCCGGAAGTCAACTTGCCGCCCCGGTGTCGGTTTAGAGGCGGCGCCGGAGAGACGATGAACAAATGAGAGAAGGCAATGGCGACAGATGAACAGAGCAAAAGACTGCCCCGGCGGACAGCCTGCCCTTTGGGGGAGGTGGATTTTACCAACCTACGAAGCAGCCCTGAACCATCGTGTAATCGACTTCATCGTGCAGGGAGGCTGCGATTTCCTGTGCTTCCTCGGCATCGCGGGCTTCCACTTCTTCAGTGTAGCTTTCGCCGTCGAAAGTGATTACTTCTACCGAGAAGTATTTGAGCTTGCGGTTGGAGATGAGAGAGCTGTCGAATATGTTCATTACGTGGGTCATGATTTTGAAGTTTTAGAGGGTTTTTACTGTGCGCCGGGGCGCGTTTGATTTACGTTGCAATAATTGGGAGAGCTGTGAAAGCGGAGTTGCAAATGTTATTTCAAGCCCACGCGGTAAATTCTTGGGTCCTGGAGGGTGAAGAATTTATGAAATGTTGATTGCAAGCCCGGAGGGTCAAGCCCACAGGCGCAGATGTGCGGTCAGCCCTACCTTTGCGATGTAAATTCAATGTGCCTCGTGCGTGTTTACAAGTAAAGTTCCTCGCGAAACGTGCTTGCTCAAAATCGTGTCACTCGTAACCCGCAGGGCATATTTGGCGGTGAGCGCCTACCGCTTCGCTCAAAATACATACCTGCACCGTGAAGTAATCACCGACGGCCAAAGCGGAACATAAACAATGAAGCCCGGACGAGGAAGCGCAGAAAAAGAAATCGCCCCGGAACGAGTCGATGGAGCGAATGGTTCAGAGTTCACTCGGTAAAATCCCCCTCAAAGGGCGTAAAGCACGGTAGCGACTTATTCCTGTGAACAAGTCGCCATAGCCGGAACAATACCACATAAAAAAGCGAGCCTCGAATCCAACGAACAGTTGGTGCCGAAGCCCGCAGTACTCTGAAATAGGGATAGAAGCCGAACGGCGGAGACATCAGGCTCCGTTTACGATAGCCCGACGGCTTGCCGGATTTCCCTGTTATTCTTCTAAATCTTCATCGTCCTCAAAATCGATATCTGCATCTACTTCGGGCTGCGATTGAATTAAGCAATTATCTAATAGCCATTCAACGGTTCGTACAACGCACTTGTTGAAGTCTCCTGAAACATGAAACTCGTAGGCATCTTCGTCGCCCATAGGCTTGTAACCTATAAAGGATTTCTCCATAACAAGCTCACACCTAATTCTGGAGAAATATTCAGTGTCTGTGGCTTCGTCAAACGAATTAGAACTGAGTTCAATATACTCCGGGAGCATACTAACGAGTTTGGCAATAGACCAACAGGGTAATCGGTCAGTACAATCCTCAATCCCCCTAACATTACGGTATCGTTGCCAAGCGAGATTTTTATTATATTCCAAAAATGGAACTTTCAAATTTGAAGCATAGACCCAATAAAAATCCGCTGTTGAAGTAGGCAAGCCTCTATCAATGAGTAAATGCGAGAAGTATGGAGTCGTTACCGGTGTATAAGTCTGAGGTGTAGCCATAAAATATATAGGTATAGGAAATTTGAATCAGTCCCAGTCATCGAGAGTATCGACAAAGTCATTGAGGTTGTCTTCATCGAAAACATCGGGGGAGTCGGTGTTTTCATAACGGTCGAAGTCAACCCACATATCGTGTTCGGTATCGCCGTTATACATATACAAGTCTTCGTATTCGTACATCGTTATTTAGCGATTTCGTAAACAATCTTTTTGAGTTCGAGAAGATATTTGATGAACCAATCAAAATCTTCGTTCCATTTATCCCTCTCTTTGAAGTGTGCCGGACATTCAAATGTGAGCCTGTCAGATTTATTGGCAGGTTTCCATTTGATTTTAACTCCTAAGCGCTTTTCCAATTCGGGGATAGCATCGTGGAAAGTCTTCGCGAGTTCTTTATCATCGTAGATGTTAATACCGCAGTATTTTATATTCTTTGGAGTCGTGATAGTCAACTGAAGATAAATACTGCTTTTGCCGGTGGCAAAGTCATACCAATGTTCCTTAGAGGGTTTGCGCAGAGAAAACTCTTTAACAAGACTTCCCTCAGACTCGGCGTAACTCTTAAACTCAGTCCAATATTCAAGTTTGAACGCCTCTGTCGGAGATAAGTTTTCTTGTCTCCGCATAGCCTTAGCCCAATCATTCGGGCGTTCCACAACATTGAATTTAGGAGCAGGTTGCGACTGACCTATCTTCCATAGTTCAATCTCAATAAGGAAGAACGCCGCAGTTTCATCGGTGTGGCTGTTAAGCCACTCTATCGCTTGGCGGTGTTCATCCCTTGCTCGCTTCACAATCCATATCACAATCTCGGCATTTTTGCCGGAGGCATATGTAATGAGTTTTCCGAGATGATCATGGTTTGTGTCTTCGAGTTGGTTTTCGATAATGATATTTCGCCCGGTTCCTTCCTCTTTTGCGAATATATCGACACTGAATGTACCGACACTTGATTCCTTTTCTTCAAGGGTAATGTCGATACCAATAGCCTCACTGAGAAGTTCAAGATTTTCATCCTTGGCAAGCCACGGAGTAAAATCTTGGGCTTCATTTTTCCAGACCTCCCGGAGGTCTGTTATTTGAACGAGTTTATCGAGTTTCATAATGCATTATGCGATTGAAGCCTTCCGGTCGAGACCTTAGGCTCGATTCACGAAAGCGCGGCGGCGGAGCCGCAACGACATAATTATAAATTGCTTAACCAAGAAATAAATGGGGCTACCGCTTGAAAGACTGTTGCATGATTTGCCAAGGAGGCGATAAAATCGTTGTACTTTGTTTTGAACGATGGAGTACCAGCAATATCGCGTAAATCATTGACCGACGCAATAATTTCTGCCGGCGCATCTGCTTCACTGATAGCACGAATTAAAGCATCAAAGTTGTTCTGATTGGCTGAAACTGATATTGATGCGTCATTGCCGGAGTTTATAACAACTGTTGAGGCACTAATATTGCCGCTTACATTCATTGTATTGTTCATGTATAGCTGTGATTTACGAAGCGGGGTTATGGATGCCTGAATATGAGGCTCAAACATACAATCGAAGTCGAGAGCGCGATTCCAAGGTAAGACATTGGTAACAACATATCTGTCAACAACACTACCACGAGGGCGTTCGATAATATCATCAATTTCAATAGGCGTATCTATATCTGGAATAAATGCGGTTTCAGTCTGAACTTCCGCATAAATCTGAAGACGTCGCCCATCTTCTTTAACGAGGGTAACTAACTCGGAGAGGTCTTTAATTGAAGTTTCAAACATATTTATATGAATGATGTTGATTACATTATTTTTTTTGTACTCTTGCTCATGTCGAGTACTAAATCCATAAGGTCTTTGATGCCTCTACATATAGTCGAAGCCCAGAGTTGATATATCGATAAGCTCATCATAGTTGCTCAGATTCCAGATGTTCCTTAAATTCTTCGAGGAACATTTCTTTGTTCTCGTCGATAAGTTTTTTTACTTTGGTGTCTTCGGTCTGACGTAGATAACGGCGGAGGAGTTTATTGTACTCCTTTTCAATCTGCTCACGGGTGAAGTTCTCACTGCGGAGCATAGCCATAAATTTGCCATCGGCCTTAAGGAACGAATAAAGCGCATCAGTTTGGGCGAGCCAAAACTGCATTTCCTGTTCACGTTCCTGTTCGTCGGCATTCATCTTGGCGAGTGTGTCGAAGATACCAGCAAGTCCGGGTTTCGTTCCGGGCTTTGTCGGGCGCGGAGGGGTCGGTTCTCCGGGCTCTCCGCCAGGCTCACCGGGTTCTTCGACTTCGATTTCTTCGCCGACGAGTAAGCCGAGGTTTCCATCGAAAGTGGTTTTGATGCTGCCGAGCGCATCATTCTTCTCAAACATAGAATTGTAGATGTAGCTATACCGCTGCCAAAAGTCGATAAAGTCTGCATCGGAGAATTTCGGTGCGAGTTCGACCACACCCTGTAAAAGCACCATTCGGGAGTTATAGCGACCGATAGCTTTTTTCAGTGCCTTGGCTGAATCATCAGCCATAGCGGGGTCGATTTCTTCGCCACGATTGGTTACTTCCTGAATGTACGCGGCGTGAGCATCAATCATGTTCTTAATCCATGAGCGAATATCAGCGTCCATTTCGAGGCAAAGGGCGGCGTTAGCCTCCTTGTTGCCTTTGGTTGAGCGGTAACGCTCAAACCACTTGCCGTAAATGGGCTGCGCAATAAGGCTGCGATAGATTTCATCGACAACAGCCTTTTCGCGTATGGGGTCGAAGTCCGTAACCACCATGCCGCAGAATTTCGCGAAAGCGTCGCGGATATTCTTCTCATTGACGTTACCGAAGGAGAAGTCAATGATGTGGCACTCCTCCTTGTATTTGGTCGTGCGGTTGACACGCGAGATAGTCTGAATGGCGTTGATGTCGCGGATTTCCTTGTCGAGGAAAAGAGTGTGCAGTTTAGGCTCGTCGAAGCCGGTTTGCAACTTGTCTACGACAATGATAAGGCCGTTTTTGGCGGTCTTGAAATTGTCGATAACCTTATCCTCGGCAACACCGTCGTTCATCGACGCGCATTTCTCGTATTTCTGACTATCAGAATATACGATAGCGACGGGTGCATCGGCATACTTGGCAAAAGTGCCTGATGCGGTCTTTTCAGCCATCAGGCGACGGATTAGTTTGCAATACTCGATTGCAATGGGGATAGAGGTAACGGCGAGCATCGCCTTACCCTGTCCTCGGATTTTTCCATAAATCTGCGAGAGAAGGCGATTGACAATGAATTTTGCAATAGCCTCCCGACGTTCGGGATTCTCGTAGATTTGTTTTTTGGCAAAAGCGATTTTGCCGTCGATGCCGGAGCGCAGGGCTTCATCTACCAGTTGGCGCACACCATCGGGCAGCTCGAAGTACATTTTAGCCGGAACGGGGATAATGTGCTTCGTCGGGTCGAGGATATAGCCGTCGGCTATGGCCTCTTTCATGGTGTATGTGTCAAATGGCTTCCAGAGCTGCGAGAAGTTCGAGCCACGGTGAAACTCCCCGAAGCGAGCGAGCACACGGGGGCTTGGGGTGGCGGTGAAACCGACAATAAGATTTTTCTTTGTCGAGCCGCGAGTGATGAAGCCGCCGTTCTCGTCGAAGATGTCTTGTAGTTCATCGAACGCAGAGAACATTTCTTGATGCACATCGTCGGTGTTTGAGCGGTGCACCTCGTCTATGAGAAAAGCCACTCGTTTGTCGGTAAAGTTCTTTCCGGCTTTCTCGATGGCTTTTTTAAGCTCCCAAAACTTCTGAATATTTACCACGATTATGCGGCGTTTGTCGCCTAATGCCGCCACGAATGTGTCTTGGTCGTTCGCTTCAACGAACATCGCTTTGTCGATGTTCATGTTGAGCATCATTGAATCGAGTTGGTCGCGTAGTTGCAGACGGTCAACGACAAGAAGAATCTTGTCATAGACCCACTCGCCGTTGTGCCGCAGGTCTTTCAGTTGAAGCGCGGTCCAGCCGATGATGTTACTTTTACCGAAACCGGCAGCGTATTGGAGCAAGAGCGAATAGACGTATTTATTATTGCAGTAGCTTTCGCGCTCTGCGATAACACGGTCAATCAATTCTTGCGGAGCGTCGAGGGCTATAAGCTCGGCGCGGAGCTTGTCAATAAAGTAGTTTGGCTCGTGCTCGTGGTCGAGAAATTCCTGAACGCGGTCGATGATGCGGTCGCAACCGAATTTCTGCTTGGGGCGAGGACAAATCAGCCTGCCTGTTTTGTCCTTGTATTCTTTCTTCTGCACCTTGCGACCGTTTTCTTTAACCGTTACCGTCTTGTAGGTGTACGCCATGAAGTTGTAATAGAGAATTTCTTTCTCGATCATCTTCTTGGAGTAGAGCGAGCGCATAGCTTCCTCGAAGCGCACTCGCGGGTCGGCTTCGGCATCAGCAACAGTAGGTAGCGGCTTGAACACTTCCTCTACAATCGGACGGAAGGACGATATGGAGATTGTGCCCTCCTGAAAACCGCGCTTCGCCTCGTCAAAGAACTGGCCGGGGTTGCGGAGAACAAAAGTGTTGTTGATGTCGGTGGTTACGAGATGTATTGACTTCTCGAACGGGCGAAGCATACGGCGGCGAAGTGTCTGCGACACATCGTTGCCGTTGGCAATCTTGGTGTACTCCCAAACGGCTTCGAGGTAGTCGGTCGTAACCTTATTACGACCGTTGGAGCGAGCCGTCTGATTGGTAAAATTGCTTTTCAGCTCGGCATATCCCAGGAATATGCCGTTGATGAAGAAAGAGAGGTCGGGACGGAACGCAAAGACTTTCTTTCCCTCGTGGTGGAAAGAATAAGTCATTTCTTCGACGGCGGAGAAGATATTCTTTTTGAAATCTTCATCGCCTCGAAGCTCGGTGCCCGACACATATATGAGTTGGAGGGTTTCACCTCCGAATGTAATGGTACGGTTTTTATTGAGGAAGATTGCGACGTTTGCGCTCGCCTCAATCTTCTCCTTGATAGTCTCCATTACCTGATGCAGCAACAGTTGCTCATCACCGGCATACTCGCTCTTGCGAAGGAGGTTTTGCCACTGTTTGCGCGAGTTTTCTTTTAGAAACTCCAACAAGTCGGCGGGTATAAATAAGTCAGGCGAAACGGCGTTGTTTTTGACTTCCCGAAAGCCGAGCCCATCTTGGCGGCGGCAGAAGAAGTCCATTACATATTCGCCTTGCAGTTCAAGTTCAATCATGGCTTGCAGGTTGTTATGGCACGTTTGCCGGTTACTACTTCATTTATCAGCGAGCGTTTCAGTTCTTTCAGACGCTCAACTTGGGTGCCTATCTTTTCGATGATCGCGTCAATCTTGCCGCACTTTTCATCGAGGTAGGCTGCTATTTGCTGTTGCTCGATATATGGAGGGACAGCGATTTCTATGTTGCGCATTATGGCATAGTTAGTAGTCCATAAGTCCGCAACTATTCCTTTACCATTGCGATAAAACTCCTCAACCCAATCATTACAGCGAAAATAGTAATCTGCAAATTTCGGATTTATTTGAGTAGGCTTCAAAACAATATAAATCAACGATACCGAACCATCCATCGGGGATGTTCCACAAGAACCTTTTCGATCACTACGAGAGTTAACAACAAAATCGTCTTTACAAACTTTCTTTCGAGTATCACCCTCTGCCATTGACTTTGCTACATTATCCATTTGAGGAACTACTCCATTCTTCGTGACTGATAATGGAGCATAATCAATTTCTGAGACCTTTTCGTTACGAAATTCGAAATAATTTCTAATTCTACCGACGCTCCAATTTTCAGGAATATAAGTATTCCATCTTAACCCTGATGGTTTCAGAGGGGTGTTAGGATTGAGCCCGCGAGTAACGGCGCGGTTGATGATGGAGCGGCGCAGACGCTTGTACGCGTCGGCCTTGCGCTCCAACAGCTCAATCTGCTGCCCTATCTTCTCGCACTCTCTATCCAAGTAAGCGGCAATCGCCTCTTGCTCGTCGATAGTAGGGAGCATGAATGAAACACTTCCCAAATCCGACCATTTAGTACGCGGCATTTTAGTGCCTGCGACTTGGTTTCGGATATATGCTATAAAGGATTTGGAGAGAAAAAAGTACAGCATAAACTTGTTATGGGTGCCCTTATTTGGGCGCATAACAAGAAATTCGGGAGAACAAATAGACTTTACTGTTGGGATAAAGGCTTTCGCCAAGTATGGGCGAAGTTTGCCGAATAGCACATCTCCCGGCTCACATTCATTGCTGTTTCCGTCGGTAGTGGATTCGGAGGGGATAAATTGAGCGTCCCAACTGACAATGTTGTCAAGTGCAATATATGGTAGCGATAAATCTTCGGATTTAACGCTAACCAAATCAACGGCATCTTTTATTCTACACTTTCGCCAATTATTCATAATCCCAGTTTTTTTTCGAGGTTGGCGAGGTCGCGGTCTATGTCTGCAATTTCAGCAAGGATAGTGTCAACGGGTTCTACGGTCTCAGGAACGTAGAACTCTTTGTTGAAATTGACCTCGACACCGACTGTGTTATCGAGAAGCCTGAACGGTTTCGAGATATAATGGGAGAGAAAATCGGCAATGATTTTGTCGTTTTCTTCGGGGTCGGGATTGAACGGTATAACCTCGGTATCTTTGTAGGTCTTGTTTGTTACCTTGGCGGAAGCCGATACTTTGCCGGTAGTCTTGCTACGAGAAATTGCAAAGTTTAGGCTACCCATACCGAGGTTTTCTTCGCTACCGTCTTTGCGAGAAATTTTTATGACGCCCGGTCGATTTTTGCCCGAAATAAAGATGTTATCTTTTGAGAATACGATAATATCTTTGGGCAAAACATCGAGCTTGGCGAGAGCATCTTCCGGGTGCTTAGCATCATCACCGATGGGCCACAGCCAACCGAGAGCCTCGTTATAAGTAGCCTCAAAATTTTTAATTTTGTAAGGCTCGCCGTAGTAGCCGAGGCTTTCGCTTGCGGAACGCCCGGCCTCGTCTATTTCGGTAAGCTCGATTTGTTGCTTATTGAAATAGAAGTGCCACTTGTCATAAACCTTGGCGATGTCGCAGTCGCGGAACTCGACAAGAGCGCGGACTATGTCGGCGCGGTGGGTTTCGTTCATCTCCTTGCGTTTGGAGCCTTTGTTCTTCTTCAACGGTTGCCAAAGGTCGGAGGCGTTGATAAGGATTACTTTGTCGCGGCGGTCTTCGGGCTTGTTTTTGTTGAGAATCCACAAGTAGGTAACAATGCCCGTGTTGAAAAACTCGTCAGAGGGCATTTGTATGATAGCTTCGACCCAGTCTTTGTCAAAAAGATATTTGCGGATGTTGCTCTCGCCGCTTCCGGCATCGCCGCTGAAAAGCGAGCTGCCGTTGTTGACCTCGACAACAATGCCTTTATTGTCATGCAAGTGCCAGGCGTTGTGTTGGAGGAAAAGAAGCTGACCGTCGCTTACAGCAGGGAGGAACGTGAACTGACCTGTCTGGTCGTCGCGGATTTCTTTTTCGTAGCCCTTCCAAGGTATGCCGTATGGAGGGTTGGCGACAACGACGTCGAACTCCTGACCTTTGAACGGTAATGAAGTAAGCGTGTTGCCATACTTGATTTCGGCATTATCACGGAAAAGCGATTCAATCTTTGCGAGCGCATAAAGAGCATCGTTCCAGTCGCAGCCATTGGCGGCGATGAACTCGTAGCCCGCGCCCTCGCGCAGACGGTCGGCAACACCGAAAAGGAGGTTGGCACCGCCGCAGGTGGGGTCATAGAGGTGGACGAAGTCGCGCTTTGGAATGTCTATCTTCGCTGCGACGATTTCGGCAATCAGCGAGATAATATCTTCGGGCGTGTACTGTTCTCCGGCGGTTTCCGCGGAGATGTCAGCCCATTTATGCTTGATGTGTTCTTCAAGCGTTGTAATCTCCGAGTTGTTGTATGGCGAGAGGTCAATCTGCGCCCAGCCGGTGATGTATTGCATCAAAATACCTTTCTTCCGAAGTTCGGCAACCATGCCGTCGAGGTTAAGGTATTTGCTATCGTCAGTGCCTCGCTCGATACCGAGAAGTTCTTTGAGTTGAGCATCGAAACCTGCAAGATATTGCGAAAAATCTTGCTCAAAGGTTTTGTCGTTGTCGCAGATACTTGACAGGGTCTTGTTCTGCCGAACGATATAATCATTGTAGCCGCACTCGCGGTCGCGGAAGGCTTCTACAAAATCTTCGATGTTTTCGGCAGGGTCAATACCCTCGGTTTCGATAATATCGCGCATTTCGTTGCGCATACGTCCTTCAAGCATTATCAATGCGAAGAAGGGCATCATATAATCAGGAAATTTGCTCTGCTTGATGCCCGAAGAAATCAGCAGGTCGGCGCAAGCCCAAATTTCCGATTCATATTGCATTATGTCGCGACGATGCGCGGTGATGTCTGCCATTGCAAACTGTTTATTTAGGCGAAAACTCCCACGAATAGCTCTGACAGGCTGACCTAATCGAGCTTTGCTCGCTTTGCCATGCAAAGAAACCTTGCGACTATTCGGGGGAGTTCCCGTATATGTTGTGATAATGAGTTATCTTATGCGGTCATTGTCAGAAGTTAAAGATATGCAAAGTTAGCAAAAATTTCGCTAACAAGCATAAGAGAAAACGTGAAAATTAGATTACTTCACGTGCCTCCATCTTTGAGGGCTTGAAGAAGCCAACAAGGGAGGACTAAAAGCATAATGATGATTGACATTGCGCGACTAAATTTTGAAGTTACACGGAGGGCTGATATAGACCTCGGCTGCAAAATTAGTCGTGCAGGGTGCAAGAACACTGCACATCGTTATTAAATAATGTTAATGTCACGACACGCCCGACACGGATAGGGCGAAGCTATCGTGATAGGGGAATTTTTCGCAACCGATGTAGAGAGTATCGAAGGCGTCGGTGCCGTCGGTGCGGTGTTCGAGCAGATCTTCCTCGGACTCCGCGAGCTTTTCGCCGGACTTATCCTTACGGAAGCCGTTGCGCCCACGGCTGACACCGGCTGACTGAATGGCGAGGATAAGGTCTTCATTGTTCGAGCGGTTAAAGAACGGCACGAGACGCTGCTTACCTGCGAAGCCCTGGTTTATGAGTAGGTACTTTTCATCCTGGCGCATCGGGTTGCCGAGATACACGGCCTCGCATTGCCAGCCGTGGCGCTCGAACTCATGGACTACCCACCAACGGAAATCCTGTTCGTTGACGGCATAGTTCGAGCCGAGGGCGGTGGCATCGAAATAAAAGACCACGGTCTTATTGCGATGCTCCGCATAGTAGCGGCAGAAGTCATCGACGAGTGCCGGTATCTTACGCTCGAACTTGACGTAGAACGATTTGATAACATTGAGTCGGCGGTCGCGTGGCTGACCGGCGACAATCCAGTTGATGTTGGCGTTGTAATCCATTCCAATGCAGATGGGCGCGTCGGGGTCAACGTCCTTGTCGGCGCGAGCGTCGAGCGTCGAGAAGTCGTAATCATAGCCGAGGGTATCGAGGTACTGATTATCGTTGGCGTCGTACTTATGGCCCTCGCGCATCGAGGAATAAAAGCCATCCTTTGCAATTCCGATCCTCTGACAAAGGATAGAGGTTTGGAAAGTCAAAGGTGTAAGGTCGCGCTTCATTTGCTTTATGTAGTTCTCGCCGAGAAGCTGCAAGTTCTCGATGGAGGAATACTCGCGGTAGTAGACCGCGACGGAGCGCATCTTGTTCAGGTCGCGGTCGAGGCGACGGAGGTAGCCCTTGAGATACGGAGGCACCGCCTCCCCCTTGGCGTTGAGGGAGCGAATACGCTCCTTTACGCGCCATATCTCATAGACCGTTGCCTCGATGGTCTTGATAAGCTCCAGGTCCATTTTGTCGCGGTAGTGGAGAAACCAACTGCCCTTCTGGGTCTGCGGCATATCGCTCAATATCATAATTGAGTGATTGAAGGAGTGCTTTCCGAAGTGCGACTTGATGCCGCCGTTGGCCGGAAGCGTCTCGTCTTTGAGCTTCTGATAGTCGATGAACTTAGCTTCATCGACCAGCAGCCATGACAGAGTGAGCGAGTTTGACGAGCCGGGGCGGTCCTGGCTTATGATGACGGCGACCGAGCCATTGTAGAAAGATATGACGTGTTCATAATCTTTCGGGTCGATGATGGGCTGCCGGAAGGACTTCGGCGGTTTCCGACCGACAACATAGTGTATGCCCTCGATATAGCCCCAGCGTTTCCATGCGGCGAGCAAGCCCGGAATGGTATTAGTCAGTCCGTGCTTGAAGGTGGGCACAACGATGCCGCTAGTCGAGCCGGGCATACGCTGCATATTTCGCAGCACAAACGGAGCAGCTATGCTGTCCGTCTTGCCGGTGCGTCGGCCCGCGACGATAACGGTTGTGTTCGCGCCAATAAGCTGTGTCAAGCGTTGGGGCTTGTTAAAGTAAACTTTCTTCTGTGCCATCGTTAGGATTATTCTTGGGGTCAGGGAAAAGCGAATCAAATTCGAGGTCCACTTCTTCAAATTCGACATCTTCAATGTCGATAGTTTCCTTTCGATATTTCTCAATCATAGCAGAGATTTTCTCGGCTATGTTGGGAATAGGCTCGATGCCGAGGACACGCGGATCATCGGTAGCCATGAAAGGCTGAACGAGAATTTGGTCGAGCGGTATAGCCTGTTCATCTTCGAGGTCGACGCGGTTGAGCTTGCCGTAGGCGGTTGCCGCCCGCTCCATTGTCTTGCTGTCCTTACGCTTCTCGGCCATCTTGTATGTGGCAATAAGCATTTCGTTTGTGCGCCAACGGTGGAAGTCGCGGGAGGCAGAGCCGAGCATCGGCAGCAGCGACTTCACCACGGCAAGGTCGGAATAAGCCGTTGTGCGGTGTATGCCGTGGCGTTGGCACACCTCGGCGACAAACTCACGGTCGGTGCCGGCGGGGTTGGCGATAAACCAGTTATACATTTCGCGCACACGCAAAACTTTCTCGACCATTTGGCCGGGATAACGCTCGCGGAGTTCCACTTTCTTAGTGAACAACTCCGCTCTACAAACCTCTATTGCATTAGGATAAGCCATTACTCATCGTCCTCCATGTCGAGCAGATTGCGATGGGCGTTCTCGATAGCGAGCGGCGAGCCTACCTGAGCAAGCATCATTTCCTGGGAATGAAGTTTGACCTTTGAGGCGGCCTTGCCGCGTCGGTAGGCTTTCGACACCTCGCTACTTCGGTCGGCGATGTCGGAGCGAAGCACATCAGCCGGAATATCGAGTATTACGGCGATGTCAGAAATCTTCAAGTAGATTGAGGCATATTTCTCAATCTGCTGTAATTCGTTCTCTGAATAAGACATGGAGTGGTACGCTGTGATTGGTGATTAAATCGTTGACCTGCTCGTGAAGCCGGTCGAAGATTGCTTTGTCAGTGGAGATAAACGCCGATTCGTGGCGGTTGCCACGGGTCAAGTTCTGCGAGGTGATAACCGAAACAGTATCTCCGGCTTCGGATTTTACCAACAAAATCTTGCTGTGATTGTCAGCAAGATATGTGCGCTCGATAACTTGGGTGATGAACGCCCAAAGTTTGAGCGTCTTGTTGGTCGCCTTGTGGTCGAGCACAAGGTTTATTCGCGACACTTTTTTATCTTTGGTGATGAAAAAGAGTCTGCGAAGAAATTCCTCTGAGATGGAGAAAGAAGTCTGCCAGATTTCTGCGACGCCGACTTGGCTCAAAATCCATTCGAGAATGTCGGCCACCTGCACCGCATTGCTCAAATAAGCCTGAAAAGGATTATCGGCAAGCGGTCGGAGAATTCCGGAGATTGAAGCGGAGCGTTTCATTGAAAAACATTAAATTTGCGGTAACATTCGCGAGAATGTTTTTTAATTTTGTAATCGGAAGGCATCTGTTCAGGCAGATGTCTTCTTTTTGCTACCGGCGGCGGAGCGTTTGGCTTTTGCCGATCGCGAGGGAACGGCATCGGGGCCGGGGGCAACATAATGGTCGTATGCCTCCCAGTTGGCGTGAAGTTTTTTGTCGAGCGATATAAGTTCTTTGAGGAACGGATAACGCTCACTATCCGGGCAGGTCGCGTTGTCGAGCGAAAGCGAGCGGAGGCGCAGATGCAGCTCGCGCATACGTTGGAGAAGCGAAAGGTTCTCAACGAATTTCGCTTTAATCTCGTCGGGCAAACTGTCGTGGTCGGCACGTTTGCCTTTCTGCGGCTGTTCATCAGCGGCAGCGGCAAGAGGAATATGCTCGGCAACAATGGCCTTGACCTGTGCCGACATTTCTTCGACCTGTGCGTGGGTCAGGGCTTGAACGCGGAAGTTGTAGTATTTCTGAAGCTGATACTCCACCACATCGTGGCGGCGGTCAATCTGTGAGATTATGTTTCGGTACATAATCTTATTGCCGGAGAGTTTCAGCAGATAGAGTGCGCCTACGGTGTAGTCGCGCTCCGCTTCGGGCGTTTGCAGCCACGTCTTTATGAGTTCGGTAAATTTGTGGTCCATAACGGCATATAATTTTATCTGCCTCAAAATTATATTGCCTCCGATAGCCGATAAAAGACAGAAAAGTAGTAACTTTGCGAATTAAAAAGAAGAACGGCCATGACAACATATTCCGGTTTTGAACGGCAAATAAGCGAGATATTAAAAAATATCTCCGATTACCCATACTATAAATATATTAAAGACCATTTCGCGGATGATTATCAACGGATAATGAAGTTTAAGATAGGATACAAAGCGTTTAATTACGACTTCCCTAATACCATTGAAGTAATCAAAAATGAGGTAATATTATTAGCGCGTTACAGAAGATATGAAGAGTTAGAATCATTTTGGGACAACTTCGGACTTTGCGTTACAGCTGAATATGATCGCGAAAATAGAGGGTATGGAGATGGAAAGTTCCTAAAAAGTTTTAATAGGGAGCTTAATCCCATATACCCATATACAGGGGACGATAAAATTGTTGAAATCTTGCACAGAAGATTAGATGCGAGCCTCAAAGAATGGCAGGAGTGGCAAGATGAGAATATTTCGGATAGTAAAAACCGCATGGATTCTTCATTGAGAGAAACTCCTTCGCCCAAGCAGAATGGAATGTTTAATATATTAACAGGGGATATTGTAAAGCCGAGAGATGGAGGCTATTACATTGATGATTTCCGCTAAAGTTTATTATTTATTCCGGTGAAAAACACGAGGTTTTTGCCGAGTGGCATCAGCAGCTCGCGCATTGAAATCATCGTGGCGCCGGTGGTAACGAAATCGTCAAAGACGATGATGTTGGCTTCGGTGGGCGGAGTCTTACCAAAGGTAAAGACAGCCCCGACACGATGTTTGGAGTGGCACTCGGCGAGGTCTTCATAAAAAGGTATGACGAGAAGTTCACCGAGTTTCGCGGAGATCATTGAGGCAAAGTTCTTGGTCTTATGGCGACGTTTGGGCGAGGTAACGATGCACCAGTCGCCTGACGAGAGCGAGTGACCGAGAATTTGCCGGATAAGGGTGTTCATGCCCTCGGCAAATTTTTCGACCATACTCTCATCAGATTTTATTTCTGTGAGAGTGCGCCCATAGATAGATTTTTTCCAGAGCGATATTATGCCGAATTGCGGATTGCGATAGGAAATTCGCACCTTATTAGGGGCGAAATCGCAACGGGCTTCTGCCTGTTGCACGTCTTTCCATGCCGCACGTTTTTTCTCGGCGAAAAGGTCTTTGGACTTATCGTAGACAAAAGAAGCATCAAGTTCGGGCACTTCGATTGACGGAACGACAATGTCGGTCAGGACATCGCTCAGGTCAACAGCCCCCGGCTTGATGCTTCTATCAGGTATCATATCTGTTAGCCTTTCTTGACTGTGCCGGCAGCGGAGCAGTCAATATCGCCGTCCTCGGTTTCGAGCGTACCGACATAGAAGGGAGCAGGCACTTCGTCGGTAGCCTCGACGGAGATCGTGGTAGAGGTCGTGCCGGTGGCACCTTGACCCAAATCCTGGGCGACAGTGGCCTTAGTGAGCCACTTGTCGTTACCGAGGACGCGGAAGTTTCCTTTCATGTCCTCAACGACAAAAACGTTGTCGGTGTTGTTGATGTAGGCGGCGGCAGCCGACGCATCGGCACCGACTCCGGGGTGAACGGCAGTGAGCTTGTTAAGCTGCGTCTGCGAGGGCAGCTCGCCCTGCGCCTCCGAAGTAAGCTGCGACTTGTCGGGGAGGATGTCGATGTATTTCCACTTGGCATCGGCGGCGAGTGTGAAGTCACCGGCGAGAATAGCCGAAGTGGCGCGGCCCAGTTCATCGCGGGGCAGTTGTGGAAACGCCACTATCTCGCTCTTGGCGAGGTAGTATATACGGCGTTTCACACCGGGAAGCTCGGGGGTGCCCTGGCACCACCCGAGACTTTTCTGTATTGAGGTACAAACTTTTGCCATAGTTATACTGCGATTTCAATGGTTTTGAAACGGCGCTTGTCGATGGTCTCGAACTGGACGCCGAAGAACATAGTGGCGATATACGAGAGGATAAAGGGAGCGTACTCCTTAACCATGACGTTCTCGACGTCGCCCATCTGGTCGTAGCCCACAAGCATATTGCTCTTGGTGGTAACGTGCATGAACTTCGACCCGGCCTTGTTGTAGAGGGGGCAGAACTTCAGCTTGCCGTTGGAGCCTTCCACGGCACCCTGTCCGTACTGGGTGTTGTAAGGTATGCCTCCGTGTGTGAGCAGGTAGCCTTCGTTGTACTTGTCGACGAAGTCCTGCGAGCAGTAGAGATAGAGGTCTTGCGAGCGGAGGCGCGGGTCGAGCGAGAACAGAATCTCCTTGGCGATGTCAACGGCATTGGCCGGAGTAATCGCGTCGGTGAACTTCATGTAGTTGCCCTGGTCTTCGGCGATAGTACCTGCGGCGATTTCCTTTTCGGTAATCGTGTCGAAGCCGTCGAACAGGTCGGCGGTGGTGTCACCGGCGGCGTTGCGCTTGCCGTTCCAGACGGCATCGTTCAGATGCTCGGAGAGGTTCTTGGCAATTTTGGCGAGGACGTGGCGGGCGGTGGGCGTAGTCATCTGACCGTCGCCCTTTGTGGCGCCTGTGCCTAAAAGGGTCGAGATAGCCGAGTTAGGCTCGAAGTTGGCGACAACGGAGCCAAAGTAAGTTTCGAGGTCGCGGAACTCGATGCCGAGGTTGTAATCCACGGCACGCTGGGGATTATAGGGAGCGAACTGAGCGTCACCGGTCAGGTTGCCGACGCGCTCCTTGTATCGGATACCGGGGCGCCCCGTCATATACTGGAGCGTGTCGCCGATGCCGATAATGGGAAGCATGAGGAGGTCGGCGCGATACTTCACGGCGGCTTCCTGATACTCCTTGAGGGTGAATGTAAATTTACCTGCCATATTTTGAATGAGGATTGGGGATTGGTAATTGGGAATTGTTCAGACTTCGGCAAAGAGTTTCTTTGCTGAGTTGTACGTGTCGACGAACTGCTCGACATCGTTCTTGGGTTCGGACTTGGCGCCGGGCTTGGAGTCCTCGACAACCTGCTTGGTAGGTTCGGCGGGCTGCTTGGCAAGCTTCGCCTGAAGGTCGGCGATGGTATTGTCGCGGTCGGCGATAGTTTGCTTCTGCTCATTGCAGAGGCGATCCTTTTCGGCGAGCGCGTCCTCGATGGCGTCGAGCTGCGCCACAGTCACGTTAGCGGAACCGTCCTTGACGGTCAGCGGCTTGTCGGCGAGGATTGCCGACAAGAAGGTGTAGGTCTTTATCATTGCGGTGGTAATGGGATTGGTTGACGGTTTGAAGAAGCCTGAGAGTGCGGCGAGGAAGCGCGAGAAAGCGGAGTCTTTCTCAGCCTCGGCGAGAGGGATGTTCGGAATCGGCATACCCTCGGAGGCCATAGCCGAAGCGAGCGCGTCGGTGAGCTTCGGCGCCGGTTCGTCGGCAAGGTCGGTAATTTCATCGACGAATCCCCATTCGAGGGCTTCCTTTGCCGACAGCCAGCCTCCGGCTTTCATCAGTGCGAGCAGGTCTTCCGGCTTACGCTTGCAACGGGCGGCGTAAAGTCGGGCGCAGTTAAGGTCGAGCTTGTCAAGGTCAGCCTTGACCTTTTCGCAGTCAGCGATGAGCTGCGCGAACTGGTCGGCATTCAGACTGCCCCACTCGAAGAAGGCCATCGAGCATTTATGCACGAGGTACATGGCGCCGGCATCCATCGAGATGTGAGCGGCACCCAGGGAGGCAATCGTGGCGGCCGAGGCATTGAGGCCCACGAAATGCACGTTGACATTGCCGTGGTTCTTGAAGGCTGCGGAGATAGACAGGCCGGTGGCGAGGGACCCGCCGAGGCTGTCGATAAGTACGTTGACGGCCTTACCCTCGTTTGCGGCGAGGGTCGAGTCAACGGTCTTGCGGTCGAAGTCCGAGCCTCCGACGTACCCTTTGAGCGAGATATTGTATGCGGTCTTAGACATAGAAACTCAATTTTGCTATGCCAAAATTACCTCTTATAAATAGGCGGTTAAAAGACACGGCAAGAGCCGTTCCCGGAGGAGCGGCCCTGCGAGGAGAGAGAAAGAGGGTCAGATGCGGCGGAACACGTTGTTGTTGGCGCCCATGTTGTAGTCCCAGTTGAACAGGTCGCGTCCGAAGGCTTCGTAGTCGAAGTATTGGCTGAGATTGCCCATAGTGCGCTCAATGTCGTAGCACTCCTCGACGATGTGACGGGCGAAGTCTTCCTCGCTGTCCCATTCTCCGCAGAAGGCTTCCTCGAAGTTGTCGAGCGTATCTTCAAACTCCATGTAGTCATCGACGGCGTCGTTGCCGTACTTGTCGCACAGCTCGGAGTATTCCTTGATGTGGTCGAAGTCGTCCTCGTCCATGAAGCCCTCGTTGTACCACTGGCGGGGGAAGCACTCGAAGTCCTGGGCCATCAGCTCCGGGTCTTCCTCGTCGGCGTGAATGGCCTTGCAGAAGTTGATGAAATCGTCGTAGTCGTCGAAGCTGCTGAGGTCGATCCACAGGCCGCAAAGCGAGCCGTCATTGTACTTGCCGTAAGTACCGACGTAGACCGAGGGTTCGCCGTCGCAGCCGCTCTTGTGTTCAGCGACAGCTTCCTGAAGTTCTTCGGGCGTGTAGCCCAGTTCGGCGAGTCGTTCTTCGACTCTTGGAGTGATGTTGAGTTCTCCGAATTGTAGTCTCATCTTGATAAAAATTTGAGGGTTTGACATTGGGTTCATTTTTCAAGTTTTACGGTACAATCAAGTGGGAAGCTGTTTGAGACCGAACAAAAATTTATAGAGAATTTTAAGCGCAGCGTCTAAAAATGAGGCTTGTACCATTTTTTCGTAAAATTGTCGTGTAAATAGGCGGAGCCGGTTTTAGTGAGCCGGAGGGAAGTTGAGTTGGCGACCTAACTTTGTACAGGAAAACTAAATGAACCCATTGTCCCGAAAATTCAAGATGAGAATACAGGGGGACTCAACACCAAGAGTCAGAAGAACAGCCGGACGGGCAGCATGGCCGGAGCAGGAAGCAGTCAACAAGAGCGACGCAGACGGCAAAAGAACCCCGGAGTATCTGCGCCGGTGCTTACAGGTTGGCAAATACGATGTCAGCGGTGCCGTCCGTGGCTTGACCTCGGCAGATAGACTGCGACACCAATCACCTGCAAGGCTGCGCCGACAGAGGAAGCGCTGATGGCGCGGACGCAGAGATCTTCTTCCGCTTCCGCTGAAAACGAGGGCATGAACGAAGGAGACTTCATCAAACAACACTCCGAACAAAGCGACAGGTGCGAAGCAACGACCCCGATAACAGATGACGGAGATTGAAGATGCCGACACCCGCAGGGCTTCTGCGGAGAACGGGACACCTGCCTCACATCATGGAATGCCACGACAGCACAATGGGCAATCACAGCCGAAAGAATACTTAGACCACGATGAGCGGCTGTTCGGGACCACAACGTGGAATAGCGCCGACACGTTCCGCTGCATCTGACCCTCTCTCCTCCCTCCAAGGAAAAAGCTGCTCCGCAGGGAACTGCTATTGCCACCTATGAAAAAACCGCCTATCCTCTCGGACCGGCGGCATGGGTAACTTCAAAATCTGTATGAACGAATTTGGGAAGGTGGCAACTGCTGCTATATCACACACGGCACCATCGAGCGGATGGAGACGTGCTTAATCTCGTAAGCATACCCGGCGGCATCGCCCGACGGTATGCCGGTGCGCTGCGTAGGCTCGACAACCGGACACGGATGTTCGAGCGAGCCGAGCAGGAAGGAGTTGCCGTTGACATCGGTAACGACAAAACCGAGCGTGGCAGACCGGGGAAGTTTCTCGCTTGTAAGAAACTTCAAGGTGGCGGTATCCTGATACCCGGCACCGTCCTTCTTGGTTTGACACTCGCAGGTCGGCTCGTCGAAGAACGGTATCGGGTGAACGTCCGTCAAGACTGCCACCGTCATGCCGCAGATGGCCGAAAGGTCAACGCGCCTCGGCAGGTGCCGGCAGTCGAGCCAGCCGATGGCCTTGATTCCGGGAAGTATTTGTGTCGATGTACGCATTATCGTAGAAATCGTAGAATTGTATTTTAGCTATGCTGAAATCAATGAGATTTTTTGCGCGAATATTGTTTTTTCGCCCTCTCGCGCATCATATAGATGTTGCGTTGCCGCTGATAGCGTTTGGCGATAGCGTTCCAGTTCTTCTCCGTCGGGTCGATGCGGTGCTTCTCCATCCAAGCATAGATAAGCTCGTCCTGGCGCCGGCCAATCTTGCCGAAGTGATGCAGCTCCTCCCACAGCTGAAGATCGAAGCGGTTGCGGATGATGTTCAGCAGGAGCGCGAGCGCCCGGGGCGGCAAGTAATTGTACGTCTCCGGCGGACGGGTGCGGAACGTCGGAATCCTGACGGGCAACTTATCGTCGGCGAACACCTCCGGCTCGACGCCCTCCGGCAGCTTCTCCAGATACGTTTCGAGCGCCTTGCTCTCGATAGAACCGCGAAGAAGATGCACCGGCCTCTCGCCGCCGTGTTCGTTTACGAACCACTGCGCGAGATAGTCTTCCAGCGGTAAATAGATGCAAAGGTCGCTCATAGTCAGCCCGATTGGTATATGCAAATTTACTAAATATCAGCGACTTAGCCTTGTTTTCAAGGCGTTGCGTTGCCGATATTCGGGAACAGCGGACAGTGCAAAACCGGAGCATGAAGAAAAAATCCTCGCGCACATACGAGGATGTTGTCGGGGTAGCGAACTCAGACAAATAGCCGAGAGTAGAGAGATGAAGCAAAGCCCCTGATATATAAAGATATAGATTTTATCAGTCAAAAATCATATATCTATATAGTGGCTTTCGCTGTCTATTTTCGGCTGATGAACCCGAAAAAATTTCGATTTTGTCTAAACGTGTCTAAGCAATGGCACGGCAAAAATCGGGTTAACTCTCTGATATAAAGCGTTGTCTAAATTGTCTGAATTGTCTTGCCGAAATTTCGGCTCACAGAAATTCAGAGAAAGGCGAAAAAATAATCGAAAAAAATGCCGCTGAATCAAATTTCAACGGCAGATATTAGTAATAGGTAATGGGGAGAACTGTCAAAACGGCAATTCGGGTTCTTCCGGAGGTAATTGAGAGTCGGTTTCTTCCGGCTGCACATCATCTTCCGAGGCATCGTTTTCGTTGCGCTCCTGCGTTTCGAGGTTAATCTCGTAACTCTCCTTGAGCAATTCATAATCGAAAACGAAAGCCATAGGACGCACTTCCTTTACGCGGCGCACGGAACGGCCGTCGCGCGTGTCGAAAGTATAATCAGGCGTACCGTTGGGGAGCAGGACGCGAAAGCGGTACTGCTTGGTACCGAGGAACGCCGGGTGCGTCCTCAGATAAGAGTCGAGCGAGACGGTGTCGAGCTTTCCTACGATGTTGGAGCCGTTGACGCGCTGCCCCAGCGTGGCGATTACATTCTGATAATTGAGGTACAGCACCGACTTGTTGCGTCCGAAGTCGATAACGTCTCCGTCAAGACGTTTGAACGAAGACTGCACCCTGATGGCGAAATGGCTTTTGGCGACAATGCGGCCCAGCATGTGGCCGGAATCGAGCATTGACCAGAATACGGCGATGTCGGAATTCTTCTTCAGCTGTTCATTCTGCCGGCGTATACCTCCGACGCAGATATTGAACAGATCGAGGTAGTCGATGGGCAGACGAAGCGAAGTCTGCACCGTATGGAACGCCGCAAGCGGAGCGAGCCAGTTGTTGAGCAGACGGTCCTCGATGTTGTCCTCGGCGAGAGCCGCCATAAGCTCACGCTTACAGGCGGCGTAATGGGCGGCATAATCCGTCTCAAACAGCTTGCGGAGTTTCAGCAGCTGCACCGTAAGGTGAGAGGCGCCCCGTGCGCTGATGGCCTGAAACTCCTCGAAGTTACGTTTGGCTTCCTTGCTGAACGTAACCTGCGAGTAGGACAGATGAATGACACGAGAGAAAAGGGCATCGTCACGGGTCGGAGCGTCCTGACCTGTGAGGATAACCCCGGAGCGAACAAAAGTGCGCTGCACCTTTTTGTCGCCGTCCATGTTCTTCTTCGTCTGACCGCTGCCGCCCCATATCTGTTTGAGCAGTTCAATCTTGCGAAAGTCGATTTCATTCTTATACTCGTCGAGATGCACGAGATTGTTCTCGGCGCACGACAGCATTTCATTGAGCGAGGCCATAGATGTTGTGGCGAGCGAAGGAGGGTCGTTCTGCCGTATGAAGAACGACATAAGGGCGGTGCCCAATTCCGTCTTGCCCGAACCCTTGCGACCGAAAATATTCAGCAGGGCGAGACGTTTGGAGGTCTGCTTCACAACGTCTAAAAAGAGTGTCGCCAGAAGAAAGGCGAAGCCGACTTTGGCATTGTCGCCGAATACAGTAACCATGCGCTGTACATACTCGTATAGCGACACTTCTCCATGCTGACGGCAGGAGAAGCTGCGCTCGAACTGGTAAGCGTCCTTTTGGTCGATGTGCATTTTGGAGAAAGCGGGCAGGTAAAAAGTGCGGTCGCCGATTTTGACGATACCCAGGTCGTTGACATTATAAAGCACATTGTCGGCGAAAATGCCGTCGCCGAAGGCATAGACTTCCTCGGCGGCATTCCAGCCCATTTTGCTTAACTGAACCGCAGAGTCGGTGATGGAATAGAGATATTCCTTCAAGTTGAGCAGATTTGCGAGATTCCCCTTGAAGATGAAGAAACCGAGGCTTTCGATTCGCTGTTGGAAACGGGCGAGAGAAACAAGCTCGTCCTGCCGCAGTTCAATTTCACGTCTGCCCCCCTTGTCATTGACGATGCGGAAAATGCGGATGGCATTGTCGCCGTCGATGATGTGGAAAAGCGGCTCCATCAGGAAATTGCTCCACCTTTCGAGTTCACCCTCTTTGGAATACGAGCAATAGCATCGGTTTCTGACGATGATACCGAGTTCGCGCATAGCCGCCTGTTCCTCGCTCATAGCCTCGCGCTCCCTTCGGGCCGCCTCACGGCGCCGCTCATCACGGCTGTTCTGAACGGCATCGCGCCACAGTTTGAGCTTGCCGAAAACCTTGGAGAGAGGTTCAAGACAGCAGTTAAGCGTAGTCTCGTCCTCGACGAGCACCAGCGCCTCGCGACAGATACGTTTCAAAGCCTCTATGCGCTCTGTATCAGTAGAGCAGGAATTGAGCAGCTTCAGACCATACCAAACGGCAAAATTCACATCTTCAAGAGAGTTGAAGATGTCGCAGCCGGTGATGAAGCTGTCCGGGTCCTGTTTTTTGCCGTCCTCGCCGACGGGAATCTCCCTGACAGATACAGAGAAGCCCAGTCGCATTGCCTCCAGACCGTTCTTCATCACCGCCTTTATCCCCGGGCCGTAATGTTCTCCCTCCTTAGGAGGGTCGGCATCGGGTATAAAGCAAAGGCTCGGAGCGTAGCGTTGCAGTTGCTTTAGCTGCTGTTCGCTCCATGCCGTTCCGAGGGTGGCGACCGTCTCCGTCAGTCCGACCTCGTCGGAGTGCATACGGAGGACGTCGGGCGCTCCCTCGACAATGATAAACCTGCCTGTGCGTCCGGCCTGTCTGATAGCCTCTTTGAGTCCGAATATGGTATTGCCCTTCTCGAAAACCGGTGTGTTGGCCGTGTTGAGATATTTAGTTTCATCCGGATTGTCACCGAAGTAGCGGGCTGTATATGAAATGATTTTGCCGTAGCGGTCACATATCGGGATAGTGATGCGGCCACGGAAAAACGAATAGTATTTCCGTGATTTGTCGCTGAACTTGACAATGCCGGCATCCTTGAGGTGTGCATAGTCCACACCGCGACTGCGGCAATACTCCGGCAAAGCGTCCCAGCTGTCGGGAGCATAGCCAATGCCGACCGACTTGCAGTATTCCTCGCCCCAGCGTCCGTAAGCGTAATTACGGGCGGCATCCGCTTCCGAAGTATCGGCTTGCAGTTGACTGACAAAGAAATCCTGCGCCACGGCGATGGCGGCGAGCAAACTCTCACGGTGCTTTGACGCTTCTATTTCCTCGTCGGTGCGCTCCCGGTGGTCGTGCATTATCTGTATGCCTGATTTCTTGGCAAGCCTCTCGATAGCTTCGGGGAACGACAGGTTGTCGAGCTTCTGAAGGAACTCCACGGCATCGCCGTGGGCCCCGCAGCCGTAGCAGGTGAAAGTGCCTCGCGCCTTGCTGACCGCCATCGACGGAGTGCGCTCCGAATGGAACGGACAGCAGCACCAGTATAGCGAGCCTTTCTTCTGTAAGGTGACGTGTTCCGAGATGACATCCACGATGTCAACGCTCTGCAACACTTTCTCTATCGTAGATTTGTCAATCATATTTCTTGCGTTTTTGCATTGTCTTCCACAGGGCAAGAAGATCCGAGCCGAGATAATATATTTCGCGGCTCGTGATGCGTATGCAGCCTATGAGTCCGCTGTCACGGTATTTGCGCAGGGTGTCCTCGCAAATTTCAAGCTCATAGCAGGCTGCCTTTACACAATACTTCTTCTGCGGGTCGATGTTCGGTTTGCTCCTTATCATGTTCAATCGTCAAAAATCTGCACTCCGGCGCACATCTCGATTATCTCCTTGGCATAGGTCGGTATGCGGCAGCACATATATTTCCATGAATAGACCACCGAACGTGACACTCCGCAGCGGTAAGCCACTTTCTTTATAAATTCTGCATGCTGCCCCCGGTCGAGAGTGAGCAGATAGCACACGAATGAACTGGTGTCATCGTACTTGATACGATTATTGAGGTTGCTTTCCATCGGTAACGGCATGGCTATACTCCTTTCGCTTTAGAGTTGGACATTTCGTAGGCAAAGGCAACCACAGCGTCGATTACCTCGCCGGTGGAGATAACAGTAGCGATGGTGCCGACGGGGCCATACGGCTGACGGAAGCCCATCATCGAGCACCACTGCGGCTCGCCCTCGCAGCAAACAATCACCGCTATGCGGTCGGTATGGAACTGCTCTGCGATATGTCCCATTACCTGTATCAGTTCTTCTTTTACGTTCATATTCAGATAGATTTTGAGTGTTATTTGAATTCGTCAGTCCAGATGAAGATTGTGGTACCGGCCACTTCTTCAATGATTTTCTTTGCGAACAGCGGAATTCGGCACATGCCGTATTTCCAGTTGTAAAATGTCTTTTTCGACATTTGGCGTCCGCATTTCTCCATTACATCGCTCACGAAAAAGCGATGCTCGGTAGTGGAAAGCGTTTGCAGGTACTCGCGCAAACGCTTCGATTCGATTTCTCGGATTTCATACGTTGTCATAGCATAATCGGGGCTTAGGATTACGTCTGTCAGCTTTTTTTTTGAAAGGCGCGAATGTCGGTTATTCCGACTCGCTCCATAACTGTGCGTAATGATATTTTGTAACTTCTCGGTCCTTTTTCCGCCGGAAGATTACCGGCCCTGATTTCTTCGCAGACTTTCGAGGGGCTGATGCCGAGATATTCTGCCGCCTCTGTTGTGCCGATTATTCGGTCAGGGATTTTGGCGCTCTCTATGAAGTCCTCCATCATTGAGCGTATGCCTTCGACTGATTTTTCAATTTTACGGAGCCTGGCGTTTATATGAGTTTCATCTGCCATAAATAGAAAATTTGGATTTTATTAATCGTATAAACTCTAAACAAAGAAGGAATTTATTATCTTTGCATTTGAGTTTGTTAGGCAAATTTAGTAGCATATAAACACACAAAACGAATAGTTTATGCTAAACTTTACAATCACAAACTCCTTTTAAGAAACCTCGTAAAAACATAAACATAAACCTAAATAGCCAACTGTCCCAATGGATGAGGAAATACGAAATAGAGCCAAAGAAGCACTTGCTTGGCTCAAGGAACAGCGCGTCATTCTGTCGCAGAAGGATGCGGCTGTAAAAATGGGATACAATCCTTGTGTGATGTCTACGATATTGAACCGGCACGACAAGCTGAGCAACCGGTTCGTCGAGAGGCTGTGTTCGTTGAATCCCAGACTGAGAATTGACTGGTTGATTAGCGGCGCAGGGGAAATGCTTTCAGACGAAGTTAAGGAGGAAGCTACGGTGTCGAAGAAGCAGGAGCAACTGGATATGCACACATTGGTGCGCATTATTGACGGGCAGACAAAGACAATCGGATTTATGACAAACTATCTTGAAAAGATAGAGGCGGAGCATAAGGCTCTGATGGGTGAGATAGCGGCATTGAGAGCCGAAGTGTCGGAACTTAGGGAGAAACTGATGGTGGAGATATAAGAAAAGCGCCCGGACCGAAAGTGTCGATCCGAGCGCCTTTATGCACTTGCAGCCGTTCAGAGTGCTGCTCTTTTGAGTGTATCGAAGCCTTGATATACCGATGTTTGGAGTACTTTGGCGTATTTTTCCGTCATGGTAACGTTGGTATGAGCAAGCATCTTGCTGACCGTCTCGATGCCTACGCCTTTGCTGAGCGCCCAGGTGGCGAAAGTGTGGCGTCCGACGTGCATGGTCAAATTAAGGTGAATGTCGGCCATGTGGGCGATGAGCTTAAGGTTCTCGTTGCACTTTTGGTTACTCATCAGGTTCAGACAGTAATTGTACTTGCGAAGTATATCCATTGCCTGAGGCAAAAGAACTATGGTATAAGGTACGTTAGTTTTCAGTCGTTTGTCCTTGATGCAGTAATCGTCGCCCTGCTTGATGATGTCCTCCTTGCGTATCTTGACAAGGTCAGAGTACGAAAGCCCCGTGTAGCAGGCGAAGATGAACATATCGCGGACTTTCTCAACCGGGCCGTAACATTCCAGAGCAGCTATACGGTCGCGTTCTTCTTCTGTGAGGAATTTGATGCCCTCGGAGCGTCCACGCGGTATGCGCATTGTCTCGTAAGGATTACGGGCGATGAGATTGAGTTGCAGGGCTTCCTGTATGTACGGTTTCAGGCGTTTGTGATAACCGTGTACTGATGACTGTGCTGTTACCTTGGTGCGGATATAATCGTCCCATAGCTTGATGTTGCGGGTTGTCAAATCCTCGAAGGTGCGGATTTGACCGAACTCTTTCAGGCATCGGTGCATGACAAGATGCTGCCGACGTGTGGACTCTGTTACGCCGCGCAGCATAATGCGCTTTTCGAGCCAAGCGAGAAAGTCGTTGCTTTCGTCAACGGCTCTTTTGCGCGTACCTTTGAGCAGGTTTAAGTCGATTACTCCGGCCTTTACCATAGTGGTGAGGCGGTCGAAGATGTCATCGTACATATCACGGATTTGCTGATTCAGTTCGGGAGCCTTGGGGTGGTTGATTACAGAGCCGCCTTTCCATTGCTGACGTAGGACGCTTACGCCTGTAGAAAGGCGCAGACGGTCGCCGTTGGAGGCTACCTCGATTTCGACAGTCCCCTTGACGGTAGAGGACGCGCGTTTGCGTCTGTCGTATATTAACGTGAGTTCGACGAAAATAATTAAAAGAGCGTCAACTGATTATCGTAAACTCT